CAAGGAGCAGGAACTGGACCTGCGCAACCCGCCTAACCTGCGTTTTGTCACCCCCCGATAACTATGGTCGTGACAAGCTGAAAACCCTTCAGTGAAGGGTTTGAAGGGTTTTCCCGCACCGGCTGCAAATCGATGCAGGAAATCAACGTGCGGAGTTGACAAGACTCTCCGGCGCGTGCATATAATAGGGTTGATGGGTCCGGGCTCTTGAGCAGGACCCCGATTGATCGCCGACGCTTTTATGTAACGCGATCGCTAGCGAGTGTACAATTCTCGCCTGGCGGCCGCGTTTTTCATTGCGCTCCCCCCGGGCTCAACACGGGGACTAAGCAAGATGAAACCCAAAGAGCGCATTACCGCAATTCGCGAAGAGATTACCGAACTGATGGCCGAGGCGAACGGCCTGATCGACTTGGCAGTATCCGAAGAAAGAGACCCCACGGAGGAAGAGGCTAAGCGGGTCACAGCAATTCTTGGCGACAAGGGCGACGCCCCCGGGCTGGTCGACGGCTTGCAGGTCAAGGTCGACTGGTGGGAGGGTGTCGAGGCCAAGCGGGTTGCACCGGTCGACCCGCACGGAGTCGCGGGCGTTGTTGGAACAGGCGACGTTGTCGAGCCCTCGCCCCATAAGGTCGTGATTCACGCGACGGCTCGGCGGTACGGGCCGCATTCGCTCAAGGCCTTTCGCGGCACTCGCGAAGGGGTGACCGCCGAGGAGCGGTCTTACCGGATGGGCATGTATGGCTTGTCGTTGCTGGCGAAGTGCCTGCCCAATCGGTATTCATTCCCGCGGGCGGATGAGTTCTGCCGCGATCAACTGGGAATCCAAAACGCTGCCCACGGGTCGCAGGGTGGCAGCGGGCTCCATTTTGGAATCCCGGACGAGTTCTCTAGTGACATTATCGACTTGAAGGAACAGCGCGGCGTTGTGCGGCAGTTGTTCGAGCCGGTCTCGATGTCGAGGGATACTCTCACCCAACCCCGGCGCGTAACAGGTATGACAACCTACGCGAAGGGCGAGGGCGCGGCGGGCACTGAATCGAACATGACGATGGACGACGTGCGATTGGTCGCCGAGACCTTTATCACTCTGGGCCGGATCAACAAGGAGGCGAACGAAGACAACGCAATTAACTTCGGCGACGTGCTCGCCCGGGAAATTGCCTATTCGCAAGCGGACAAGGAAGACGAAGCCGGTTTTAACGGTGACGGAACCTCGACCTACGGCGGCGTTCACGGTGCGAGGTTGCGGCTCCAGAACTTTGACAACGGCGGGACCGACTCGATTGGGTTGGTGACTCAGGGGACGGGGACGACCTGGGGCGCCATAACAATCGGCGACTTCGATTCCGTTGTCGGGATCTTGCCGGAGTTTGGCGACGGACCTGATACTACCTGGGTCTGCCATCGGACGTTCTTTTATACCGTGATGCACCCGCTGATCCTTGCGTTAGGCGGGGTTAGCGCGTTGGAGGGTTCGCAAGGCGACCGGCGCCCGCGGCCTATCTTCTTGGGCTATCCGGTCACGTTTTCGCAAGTGTTCCCGAAGGTAACCGCGGTTACCACGGTGTCGTGCCTCCTGGGTGACTTCTCGATGGGCGCCATGTTCGGCGACAGGCGGGACCTGGCGGTTGAGTTCGATGACACTGTATACGTCAACGGCCAGTCGGTCTGGGAGCGCGAGCAGGTCGCGGTGAAGGGCACGAGCCGTTGGGATATCAACGTCCATAGTGTCGGCGACGCAACCAACGCGGGCGCGATTGTCGGTCTGGAAACCGGAACGTAAGCAAAGTTTGTACCGAGGTAACCAGACCAACCAACGAAAAAGGGGTTCTATCAGATGAATAATACTGTGAATCAGAAAGCTGTAACGATCGTACATAGCGAGGCGATCGTGGATAACGCGGCCTTCACGACTGTCGAGGTCGACACTATTGGGTTTAATCACGCGAAAGTTGTGATTTTTGTAGGCACGACTGACGTCGTTTTTACGACGCTGAAGATGACCTCGTCGAATGTTGCGGGCTCGGGGCACGCGGACATCACGGGCGCCGACTTTGACGGCTCCACGGACATTGACGGCAACACGTCAACGCTGCCGTCAGCGACGGACGACAACAAGTTCTTTATTGTCGACCTCGACCTCCGCGGTATAGATCGATACCTAGACTTGTCCGCGACGGCCGGCAACGGTGCGGCGGGGACTTGGATGAACGCCACGTGCATCCTGAGCGAGCCCGACGAGGGGCTGATTACGGCGGCTGATATGGGTGCCGACACTGTTTTGAGTGTGTAGCGAGTAGCGAGTTGCCTGGCCAGGGCTCCGCGTGGTGCGGCCTCTCCTTCCACCGCGCCACGCGGTCCCAGGTCGATATTGGAGGCTGTGCCGTTGTACGTGGTACTCGTCAAGGCCTGGCGTGGTTGGCCGGCAGGGCACGTTCTGGACCCCTTGGCGGGGGTGGCTGACGTATGGGTCAGGGCAGGAGTTGCAAAGTATGTCGACGTTCTCGACGGCACTAGCGGCCGTGGCATTGAGCCCAGTGCGAACGAGCGCCCGGGCGTTTCTCCCGGTGTCCGTAAACGACGCAAAAAAACAACTGGAAATAACCGAATCAGTAAACCGGCACGATGATCAGTTGACCGATCTTCTGACGGAGGCGGTTGATCTGGTCGAGGTCGACACCCCCTACGTTGCGGCCAGTGCTCAGTACACCGTACTTCTGGACGGGTGGCCGCCTGGGGATGAGCCGATTCGGTTACCACGGAAGCCGGTCTCCGCGATCACGACCATAAAGTACTACGACCAGGACGCGGCGCAGATCACTCTGAGTAGTGCGTTGTATCGGACATCGTTGGTCAACCGGGTGTGGCCTTCGATCTGGCGCGTTGACCTGGATGACCCTTGGCCTGATCTGGAATCGCACCGAGCGGAGCCCATCGAGATTATCTTTCAAGCCGGGCACTTGACGATCGCGGCATTACGTGACGATGCGGTCTGGATGCGGCAAGCGGCCCTTGCCCGCATGGCGTTACTGTGGCACGACCGCGGGTTAGGGCGGATCGATTACGCGAAGGCGAATAGAGTCTACGCCAGCATAGTCGACCGCCGACGGTCGAGCAGGTATTTAACGTGACAACAAAACTAGGCCCGATCAAGCGGCACTCGGTCGCGATTATGCGTCCGGTTGCTGCGACGTACGACGCCTTGGGTCAATTGTCCGGCACAGATCGGACGGTGGCCGACGGGGTGCCGTGTTCGATCGAACAGATCTCAGGTCGAGAGCGTGAATTAGCCCGGCAGAATATGGCCGCGGCAACTCTCAGGGTGCGGCTGTTCAGCGATCCTGCCTGGTCGCTGACCACGGGCGATTACTTACTGCGTGACGATAGCACCCGAATTGAAATCGGTTTCATTCAAGACGTGGACGAAACACAGTTGGAGGTGTGGTTAACCTGCGCCGAAGAGGTGCCGTCGATATGACGGTTATCAAGATCACCGGGATCGAATTGACAATGAGCCGATTGCGGTCGCTGGATCGTGGGGTGCGGCGTCGGGTGTTGCGGAAGGCTGCCAACGCGGGCGGGACTGTGGGGGTGAAGCGGATCAAGTCGCTGGCACCGAAGAAGAACCGGGGCCTTTCCAAATCGATCACGAAGAAAGTCAAGACCTACTCGAAGACCGGGACGGTTGTCCTGATCATGGGGCAGGACATGAAGAAGGTCGGGAAAGCGGGCAGTGCCGCAAAGAAGAGTACTAAGGGCGGCGGGATCTCCGGACGCGGGAACACGGTGCCTAGTCACCTGATAGAGAACCCGACGCGGGCTCACGACATGCCGGGACGGACTCGCCGGGGAGTGTTCACGGCAGGCGACCCTATGGAGTTTCTTAACCGGTTCTGGGCTGGTGGTGGGTCGCCAGTGTTTACCAGGTCGATACGTCACCCAGGAACGCCAGGCCAATATTTTATTCGCCGCGCCAGCCAGTCGGGTCGTGGGGTGATTGCCAAGACAATAGAGACGAAGCTGACCGTTGAGACGTTGCGAGAGGCCGGCAAGGCCCGGGCGGCGTCATGAGCACACTCGCAGGAGACCTCCGAACGGCGCTTCTGGCGAACGGCGACATTGCAACGATAGTGGGGGGGCGAGTCCACTATCTGAGAGCGGCACAAGGATTCGTCGGGGATTATATATGGTTCGCCCGGTCGGGCTCTGGCGACGACGACGATCGGGCCTTGGGGGACACCGCCGGCGCCGACTACCACCATCACGAAATGGTGGACGTGGAGTGCGTGTCCGACGTGCTAGAGGATGCGCAAACGCTGTCGCGGTTGGTCAAGGGCTTCGACTCGACCACGGGCACGCTGGGTGCCGGGACGGTCCAAGCTATTTTCGTAAGAGACCACGCGGACGACTACGTGCCGCGGGGCGTGTCAGGAGACGACGGCGTGTTCGTCGGCGCCTTGCAGTTTGAGCTTGTTGGGTATCAACCTGAATAACACGGAGATTACTTAAATGAGTACACAGAAACAGGCAGCCCTGGGGTCCATCTTAGAAATGGACGTCTCGTCGCCTTATACAACGTACGTTGCGGTTTCGTTGGTCAAAGACATCACGCCACCGGGGCGCGAACGCGAAGAGGCGGACGGGCGGGCGTTGGGCGATATTCTCGACGTGCCGGTCCAGGGCGGAGAGGCGGCTAGTGAGCTGGTTTTCAATCAGTTTTGGCACCCAGGCGACGCAGACCACGAGTTGCTCGATACTGCATTCGGAGTCGACACGAACCCGAATAGCATCGGCACAACGGCGGGGTTCCGTATCACGTATCCGCATGGGGGCACCAAGTCGGGGGACACTGTATTTAGCGACGCTTTTACCGGGGTGGTTCGATCCCTTGGGCCTGCGACTCTAGAGCCGACTGGTGTGATGATGCGCGAGGTCGCCGTGCGGCGTACGTCTGCGATCACCCGCGCCTCTTATACGCTGGCCTAACGATGGGTATTAACTACGCGGAGCTGATAGCGGCGCCACTGAGGGAGACGCGGGTTCACGTGCCGGCGTGGGGGGATGACTTGGTTCGGCTAGTCCGCGCCAATACGATTCGACTTGCCGAGTACATGGACCTGCAGGCGGGCGTTGCGGCGAACGAGAAAGGCGAGCCGACGGACTACGCGGACGCCTTACGAATGGCGGTCAGTATTGTCTCGATGACCATTGCCGACGAGGACGGCGGGCGACCGTTGGACGACGCCGAGGGGCGGGCGTTTCTGGAGCGGCAAGATACCGAGACGCTGAATCTACTGGTGAATGAATGCACCACGGTCAACGGGATTTCCGACGGTTACGACGGGGACGATACAAAAAAAACTAGGCG